TCTGGTACGAATATTGCTTTGGAAACGAAGCTTGGTATTGGCGCTGCTCCTGCTAGCGGTGGTTCTGCCAACTCGATTCTTATGAACGGCGGCACGCCGGGTACTACCTCGTGGTCGAACACGATTACGGGCTCAACTATTGCTGGTGCAACTCTTTCGGGTGCCATTGTCGGCGCAGACCAGATCATGTCAGCAGTAATTCACAAGGACTACTCCGAAACGGTGTATGCCGGTGGCGATACTGGTGCTACTCCAACGATTGATGAAGCTAATGGCAACACGCAATCGTGGACGTTAAACAATAACGCTACGTTTGCTTTGCCAGCAGATTCTGGTTTGCAGGCTGGTACTGCGCTTACGTTGATTTTGACTCAGGATGGTACTGGGTCACGGACGGGTGCTTTTCAGGTGAATAGCGCTACGACGAATGTTAAGTGGGCTGGCGGTACTGCTCCTACGTTGACGACTACTGCGTCGAGAGCGGATATTGTTTGTTTCGTCACGTTTGATGGTGGTGCGACTCCTACTTGGTATGGGTTTGTAGCTGGTCAAGACTTCCAGTAAGGATTACTAATGCCTTTCGGCTTATCTAAAGCAACAGTCTTAGGTGCTGCCGGAAGCGGTGGCGGCAGTGAAGGCGGCACTTATGAATGGATTGCTGGGTACACAGTAGATACCGCTAGCAGTATTAATTCAGTATCGATGGACACTAGTGGTGCTACTGATTACCAAGAATGGTTTATTAAGTGGTCTTTTCTTGGCACAAATCCAACAGATGTAAATGTTCAACTTAATGCAGATATCGGCAGTAACTATTACAGCAACGAATGGTGGACATACAACAGCAGTGCTGGCGCAAATGGTCTTTCTAGCAATGACGAGTTAAGAATGGTTTGGACAGGCGGCACAGGTGCAGGTTATGCATCGCCTGTTGCTGGGATTATTAGTATTTCTGGTGGTAACACAGTCCGTAAACAATCTATTGAAACATTGACTTATAGAAGTTACGAGACTTACTCGACTTACGGTACTTATGACTTTGGGACTACGCTTAGAGCAGTTTCAGCCGCAACTATATCTAGTGTGACTTTGTTTGCTCAAACATCGTCTAACTATTTTAGTATCGGTGACACTATCCAATTGTTTGGTGTAAAGAAAACGAGTAGCTAATGGCAGGAAATAATTGGATTCCAATAGAGTCAATTAGTGGTGCCGCTACTGATTATTCGTTTACTAGTATTCCTTCTGGCTATAAAAGTCTTATTTTAAAAGGCTTAGTGCAGTCATCTAATAGCACATATATACAAGAGGGGTACCTTAGATGCAACAATGACACTGGTAGCAACTACGCAGATTCAGAATTTGGTTATCACTCAAATACGTCTACTGTAAAACATGCGATGGCTGACAATGTTACTGGCGGAACTGCTGGTTTTATTGGCGGTAGTTACTTAGGTGACTGGATGGCGCATGTAGAAATCCATATTTTTGGAAATGATGACTCGAATCGTTATACGCAATGGGTTGGAACTTCAGCTATGGGTGGAGGCTCTAACGGATATAACGTAACTATGTTTGGTGGCGGTCTTTGGAAAGACATGTCTGTTGTTACCCAACTAGATACTTTTGCTTTTAACTTTAATTCTAATTCTGTGTTGACTTTATATGGGCGGAAATAATGGCTGCAACATTTGACGAAATAGGAATTGTTACAGCAGACGGAACTTCCACATCGATGGAACTAACAGGCATCGATCAAACTTATGACGATTTGCAAGTTATTTTAGAAGTTTGGGTAGTAGATAGTGGCACTCAGCACACGGCTTACCTTACCGTTAATGGAGAAACTGGAACTGCCGTATACAACTCTGACATGATGTTTCAAGAAGGCAACGGAAGTTGGACGTATCAAGAAGACTACAATGCTTATTCAGGTTGGAGATTACAAAAACTTCCAACAGCATCTAGCGGTATTAGCGCTGTTAACGGCAACATGATTATAGATATGATGCAGTACACGGCTACTAGAACAAAGTCGTTTTTAATTAAACTTTGCACATTCCGGCCTGTTGGTTCAAACAGCGCTATTGGATCAGGTGGGTTAGGTTATAACGGTACTTCTGCTATTAGCAGCCTTACACTTACTGCAACTAGTAATTTTGGAAGCGGTTCAACAATGACTATTTACGGAATTACAAATTCATAAGGAAATAAAATGTCTGGTTACAAAATTGTTGTTGATTGTTCAACAGGAGAAAGCACTCAAATTCCTCTCACTGATATAGAAATAGCAGAGTTAGAAGCTAACACTGCTAGAGAAGAACGAGAGCGTCTTGAAGCAGAAGCCGCTGCTGAAAAAACTGCTGCTGATAAAGAGTCAGGCAATCAAAAACTTAAAGATCTTGGTTTAACTGACGACGAAATCGTTGCTATTACTAGCTAAGGATTGTCATGCCGTTTGGAACTTTTAAAGTAGCATTATTAGGATCAGGTGCTGGTAGTGAGTCTGGTTGGGTTGTAGAACCTACTAACTCGACACACGGTGACGGCTGGATTTACGATGTTGCTTTAGATAGCGACAACAACGTTTGGTTTACCCAGTTAGCTACGTCTAATAATGAACTGCCTATAGGCCAAGTGATGGCTGATGGAACAGCAGGCACAGCGAACAACTGGAAAACTATGGACCCGAAAGGCGGCAACTATGCGTCTGGGCGTGGCGTAGCAATCGATAGCACTACCGGCAAAATTTATTTAGCTGGCGACGGCATTAATGATGCTGGTTCTCAATATGAGACTTTGTTAGTTGGAATGACAGACGGCACGCTTGTCCAAGACTGGGATATAATGCGTGCTTATAGCTCTGGGCATACTTTCTTTTATCAAACCCCAATAGTTGTTGGCGATAATTATCTTGGTACTGGTAGAAGTCTGTTTTCTACTTGCTACATACACGATTGGTCGCAAAGCCATTACTTTGCTGTGACCGGTCAGAACGCTGCTAGCGATGGGGCAATAGAAAACATGACTGGTGGTTCAAGCGGATCAACTATTCGTTTCTACGGTAGTTATAGTCAGTCGATGTACCCAACTAGCACTATTAGAGCGACTACTAGTGGAAACCCGTGGGTTTATGCTGCGTATCGGAGCAGCACCCAAGGCCGTACAGGGTTTTACGGTTGTCAAGTAAACACCACGACGTACAACAGACGTGCTTACACATTCAACAGTGGCACTACTGGCGCTGTTGGCGGTATCGCTGAATGTGATGCCACGTATCTTTACTTGACCTGTTATGACTACACAGGCAACACAATGCATTTGCTTAAAGTAGCTAAGAGTGATGGTGCTATTAGTTGGCAACGAAGAGTAGCGGTTACCAATATGTCTTCTGGAGGTAACCAATATGTGACGCCGCCTGTTTTAGATTCGAGTGGCAATATTTATGTTGCTTTTAGTGGGTACGACACTCAAACAGTCATTGATACTGCTTATCGGATAAATTGGTTGTCTTGGGATAGCAGCGGAAATGTCCGAACTCTTGACGGCACAACAATGAAGTCGCTTTTCTGTAGCCCCGGTCATGGAAGTCCGGCTTATGTAAGCGCTATGGATATTAGTTCTGACGATAACTTTATTTACCCTTGCGGTATGACTAATTCTCCTACCGATCCGTTTATCGCAAAATTCCCTACTGATGGAACAGGAACTGATAACAGTAGTGCTTTGTCTGGCAACACTGACGGCACTTACTACTACCGGAATGATATTGCTCACACTGAATCTGCTGGCGATATGTCTTACGATTCACAATACGGGAACATAACTAACTTTGCTGACTGGAATCAAACTAATGACGATGTAAACGACGCAACGCAAGCTAGTGGTGTTGCTGTGCGTTTGGATGAGTTGGCATAATGTCTCACGAACTATATATAGGACCTGACGGAACGTTTCCATTGCATCCGGGGGATATACAAAGAGAACACCCTAATTGGGAAATAGGAGATGATCTGCCTCCTGACTGGCGTCACGTAGTCAATGTCGCAAAACCAGAAGATATTCTTATTTATCCTGAGTTTGGTGAAGGAGAAAGCGAATTAAATACGGCTCCTATCAAACACACAACTTACGAAAAAGAATTAATTTACGATGCTGACGAAAGACAATGGTCTATTGTCTGGAACCCTGTGACATACGACATTGTTGAGGAGCCACCTCCCCATGAAACTCGTTGATGCTCCCGGCAAAGTCAACACTGGACGACCACTTAAACCGTTCGGGATAGTTGTTCACCATACTGCTTCGAACCGTAACGCAGACCCAGACAATGTAATTGCAATGTGTGTACGAGGAGTCAACAAAGTACCCGGACCTTTGTACAACTACATTATTAAACGTGATGGCACCATTGTTAAGTTGACTGCTGAGAACGTGAAAGCTAATCACGCTGGTCGTGGGTTACAAGCTGTGTTGACACGGATGCAGCAGAATAATCCTGTTATTGGTGACGCTACTGGCCCCGGTAAGATCAGCGCTAATTCTCGTTTAATAGGTGTTTCTCTTATTAATGACGGGTTAGGGGAAGACATACCCGAGGCTCAGATGGACGCACTCGTAGAGTTGTGCGCTTTTCTGTGCGACGGGCATAACTGGAACCCTGACTGTGCTGTTATAGGGCATAAAGAATGGACTTCACGCAAAGTAGATCCTTCGTTTTCAATGAGTGAACTTCGAGGAATGATCCAGCGACGCATGGTAACTAGCAGTCCTGTAATGACTTTGCCTAAAGAACCAGAGGATGGACTTGTTCCGTTTCCCGGAACACTCCGTAAGGGCTCACGTAGCCAAGCAGTTGTTCATGTTCAACGAGTAGTGGGAGCTTTAGCCGACGGAATATTTGGGCGTGGTACACTCGCCAAAGTAAAACAATGGCAACGGGTTAAAGGACTTGTTGCAGATGGCATCGTTGGTCCAAAGACTTGGGCGGCTATGCAGATACGGAGACAAGAAGTTGTTCAACCAGCGTTTTATTAAAGATAGTTTAGAACGTGCTGTCGCTACTTTCGCTCAGGCGTGGGTGGCTGCTATGGCAGTTCCCGGTCCAGATTGGATGGATTCATTACAGGTCGCAGGAGTTGCGGCCCTTGTAGCTATTGGTAAAGCTGTTGCTGCTCGAAAAGTGGGAGATCCTGAAACGGCATCAGTTACCGGTTAGAAAGATGAGGCTGTCCGGTGCCGCTCCCTGCTGTCAATCCGTACAACAAAGATGAGATTGAATATCAAGAGCCGGGGTTCGACTACGCCCCAAAATATCCGGGCAGCTACGATTACAACGAAAGTGGCATTCAATATCGGGAAGCTAACTTTCCTTACACAAAACGTGATGCGACTGTATCTGCGAGCACGATTGCGTGTTCGGCAGATCTGTCGCCCGTTTTCACCTATGTCTATACACCTAAACGTCCGGGCGGCGTAGCGTATAGGTCAGGTTATGACTACAACAAAACAAGCTTCGATTACAACGAACGTGATGCCTCCGTTCCAGACAACCGTGTCTTGGTGGATTACAGCCAGTCGGGTGTTAGCTATTCTCAGCCTGCTGATACTGGTTTTACTGTGGCGGCGATTGCGACGCCATCCACAATCGGTGTTACGACGGCGTTTTCGGCAGGCCCGTCGGTCCCGGCAACTGTTACGCCAGCAACGCTCGCCTGTCCGGTAGTAATTGTACCTTCAGTTACTGCTAACTCAATTAGCGTACACGCAGGCATAGCTGTTCCAGCTACCCTCCCTACTACCACAATCTCTGCGACTGTTACACCGGCTGCTGTGGCGTGTCAGGCAACATTCCCCGGTCATTCGCTGTACATAACTGTTGATGCGACACCGGGAGTCATTGCTGCCACATCGACAATGCCTTCAGCAACTGCTAGCGGTAACTTCACATTTGTAGCTTCAACGATTAGCTGCACTTCAACTGTAGAAGCACAACAAGTTTACAGAGTGCTAGTAATGCCTACCGCTAACACATTGCCTTCAGTGGGTGTCCCTGAAGAGTCTTCTCGACGAGCGTACGCATTAATGCGACACTTTGCTCCAAGAGCTAAAGGAGCAAACATATTTATTATTTCTAACAGCATCGTTCAAGATTTCTTGCCACCAGATACTTCTACAGTTACTCGGTGGATTTATGGAGGACATGACTCTCCTCGTGATCTAACATCTACAGAAGAAACCTTGCTTGTAAGCGCAGGGTATTCATTCGATGTAAGGAATATTTGATGCCCCTATATACGTTTCGTTGTTTAGATTGTCTTAATATGGAAGACATCTATTTAAAAATAGATGAAACGTTTAGTGGATCTTGTTCTGTTTGTGGAGGAGTTGTTAGAAAATATTATGGAAACGTTCGTTTAGCTCCGTCTGTTACACCAACTCGTAGCAACATAGATTTTGAAGCTACTTACTCTGCGGAACAAATGAAAATAAAAGACATGGCTGCTTACAAACGTCTTCGTGAAGAAGGGCTAAAACCTCCAGCAATTAATGGCTCTGCAAATTTAGAAACAAAAGCGGGAACTAAACATGAAATTAACTCAGGGATGCTTCTTAAAGACAACGACAGAAAGCGTAAAGAAAAAGCCCTTAATGATGTTCTCGGAAGTGGCTAATGAGTACCGCACAAGTTTGGATAGATGAAACACGAGAGATGCTTCTCTCTGGCTATGTCGAAGAATTACTTTTAGTAACTTCGCCAGCAGTCACAAACGCAACTAATAAGGCATTTGAAATTAGTGGCGCTTCTTCATCAGGCATAGTCCCCGGAGTTATTATAGAAATAGGGACAGAATTAATGTACGTGCAAACAGTTTCAGGCACAACTGTGACTGTTATACGTGGTTATGGAGGCTCAACAGCGTCAACAGACGGACATTTAGTTGATTCTATTGTAAGAGTTTCCCCTAAATTCCCTGCTCACAGAATTATCAACGCAATAAACGACGATTTATCTGACTTGTCTGCACCAAACAATGGTCTTTTCCAAATGCAGACAACAACATTTACTTACAATGCAGCAGTTGACGGGTACAACCTAGACACAAGCGGCAAAGAAATCCTTTCCATTTACTCTGTCACTTACGCAGACGTTGGTTCAGAAGCTAGCGAACCAGACGTAATGAACTGGCGATTAAAACGCAACAGAGAAACGTCTTCTTTTGCAAGCGGTAATGCATTAATCCTTTACACAGGCGCATGGCCGGGACAAAAAGTAAACGTTAGCTACAAATCTACTTTTACTCCTATTACTAATGGAGCAACGCTACAAACAGACGTAGGTTTACCTACAACAGCTTACGATTTACCTCCTTTAGGCGCAGCTTTAAGTCTTATGACTACCGCACCTATTAGAAGAGAATTTATAGACGCTCAGGGAAGCTCTCGACGGGCAGAAGAAGTGCCACCCGGAGCTATTTCAGCTTCGATGAGAGATCTGCGAAGCAGAAGAGACTACAGAGTCCAGTCAGAAGCAGCACGTTTAGTCGCTCAATACCCAGCAATGTGGAGCAGGAACTCTGCAAATCGCCCAAGTTCACAATGGAGTGGCTTCCGTCGTGAGCTTTAATTCAGAGTCGTTACCAGTCGAGCTAAATGGTGTTTCGTATCTAATTGATACGGAGCAATACAGACGCACAACAGTCCCTGTAGCAAGACAACAGCGAGACAACAGCAAAGAACCGGGTGAAAACACACTCGATACCACAGGTGCTTGGGTGCGATCACAAACAGACTGGTCTTACGGCGCTGGACAACTTTATTTAGACAAAGAAGACTCAGACAGACGCAGGTTTTATTCTTCACACGGTGTAGACGTTTGGACTAAAGGACAAATAAGTCTTTTACCTGTAATGGAAACACCCGGCAACACTCCAACGTTTACTACCGGAGACATATTTGTTGAGTCGGTAACAAACGCTTCAGGAACAGAATATATTTATGTAGCCCAAGCTAATAAACTTTACTGGGCTACAAGTCCAGCAGGCTTGTCACCAGCATGGGATAGCTCTTCAGGCATCACAGTCGGAGGAACAGTCACAAGCATAACAAGTGACGAAGCAAACATTTACCTTGGCTTTGATGGATCTATAGTCGCTGAAACAATCGCAGTAGGAGCTTCTGGCTCTACTTCTGCATTCGGTTCACTTGACCCAAACTTAATAAAAATATGTGCAGGTCGCATTATTGCAGCAGATGACAACGCTATCTATGAGCTAGACGCAGCAGGAGCAAAAGCTACATCATCGCTTGACTACACACTGCCTTTGTCAACAAGCAAATGGGTAGACGCTACAGCCGGAGCTAACGGCATTTACGCCGCAGCAAACACAGACAACACAGGCTCTATTTATTACATAGGAGTCAACTCAACAAACGGAGCGCTGAACGCTCCTACTATTGCTGGCAGTCTCCCTAAAAACGAAACTGTCAACAAAGTTTTAGCTTATGCAGGGTTACTAGGCATAGCTACAAGCAAAGGTTTTAGATTAGCACTAATTAACGAACAAACAGGAAGCATCACATTAGGACCTGTAATAGACACAGGCGGCGCTGCTTACGCATTAGAAGCAGATGGCAAGTTCATGTGGTGGGGCGCTAATTACGGCCTTTGCTATAGAGCAGATCTTTCTGTATTTACAGACACTCTTGTCCCGGCTTACGCTGCTGACTTAGTTTCTTCAGTTTCTTCTACAACCTCTGACATTGTGAATAGCATCACACGATTACCAAACGCTGGTACTCCCAAACTATTTATAGGGGTTAAGCAAACAGGGCAACCAGCCATTCTGCAACGAGAACACAGAAGCGGAAACAAAGTCTCATCTGGATGGCTTATAGCTGGTGAAGTCACTTGGTCAACAGTTGTCCCGAAATTTCTTAGGTCAGGCGTTATAGACCTAGACCGTTCACAATTTGAAAACTCTAAAACTGCATACCAAGGCGCAGGCGTTGACTACACAGACCCTGATACCTCATACACTCTTGGCGCAGAAACAACTACACCTGTAGGCAAAATACGTTTAATAGCAACCAACAATGCAAACACTCCTTCAGCTATCCCCAGCACAACAGGCACATTAGTTACAGGCGTCCCAGTTAAATTCGATTTTTCTACACCTACAGACAACGTAAGAACATCTATTTCTTACGACGTAAAAGTAGAACTAGAAGTTTCTGCAACTTCTCCTACTGAATCTCCTGTATGTCACGATTGGCAATGCACAGCAGTAGCTGTTCCTCGACGTGTAGACGAAATTATTCTGCCAGTAGTGCTACAACGAGATGTAGTTAGCGCTAGAGGCTCTGGCATACCTAAACGATTTGACTCTTCAGAAACATTTACTCGTCTAAGAAACCTTATGGAAAACGGTGAAGATATTAGTTACCAAGAAGGCGACAGAGTAGAAACTGTAACTATTGAGCGTTTAGAAATGCAACCAGACCGCTTATCCGACAACGGTGCATGGTGGGAAGGTACTCTTTTAGTCAGGCTTCTCACAGTTCCAAGTTAAGAGGGGAAATGGCTAAAACCCTGTTCTTTGATATAGAAACAGCGCCGAACCTTAGCTATGTGTGGGGGCAATGGCAACAAGATGTCATTGAGCACAATAGAGAGTGGTACATCATATGTTTCTCATACAAATGGGAACACGAAAAGAAAACACACGTCGTATCTTTAGACGACTTTGATCTCTACAACAAAGAACCTGAAAACGATTTCGATGTTGCTTACAAACTCTGGCAATTACTAGACGAAGCAGACATAGTAATAGGCCACAACTCAGACGCATTCGACATCAAGAAAGCTAACGCACGATTTGTTTACCACAACTTTGGACCAACTGGTCCTTATCAAACAGTTGATACTTTAAAGATTGCGCGTAGACATTTTAAATTTAATAGCAACAGACTCGGACATCTCGGAGAACACCTTGGACTCGGGGGAAAAGAAACCACAGGAGGATTCCAAACATGGGCAGGTTGTATGAAGGGTGAAGCTAAAGCGTGGGCAACCATGAAGAAGTACGCCAAACAAGACGTAGATCTTTTAGTAGATGTTTACGAACGGCTACGACCGTGGATGACCAATCATCCTAATAGAAACGTAATCGATTCAACTTCTCGTCATTGTCCTACATGTGGCAGCGACAAGTTACAAAAACGTGGAGTTCGGTGTACCCGAACCATGAGCTACCAAACATACCAATGCCAACGCTGTCGTTCTTATTGCAGAGAAAGACTAACTAACACCTCTGCACGCCCCGAAGTAGTGTAATTACTGCGAGTTATAATTAGCTGGGAAACGACGTTCTTTATCAGGTTGCAAAATACGTGCTTTACATTTCTTGCATCTACATCCACCAACTAAATACGTTGCAAGGTATCCGTGTGTAGTGAAATCTTTTTTAGACCACTCAACCCGACCTTGGTTGGTGATCTTCACTAGTAATCTTCTGGATTAGACGCTTCATCCTTAAAAATGTTAGCCATTCGCAAAGCTTCTTCTTTAGTTCGATACCACTCACGCATATGACTGTCACAAATCACTGCATACCCGGGAACACTAAGCCCTGCGCCGATTCTTGCTACTAATTTTTGTACTTTAACATCCATCGTTATCTCCAATCACGATGTCCCATTTATTTTACCACGCTATGTGAGAATTAGGGCGGGATGGTGAGGTAGAAAGGAGAGTAAACACCCCCACATCCCATCACCGGCGATGCAAACCGGCTAGCCCTTAGACCTTAACTGTTCACGTAAAGCTCGCAAACGTTTTACGTTTTCTTCCCTAGGAAGATAATCCCTTTCTATTGCTTCGACCTTCATCTTATCTCGTCGGAGTAAAGAATGATAATGATTTCTGAAATCAGCTATCGAAGGCCAGTAACTATTACTGCTTACTAAATCGTTGATAGTCTCGACGACTACATCTTTTTCTAAAGACATTAACGCTGAATGCCAAATCCTTAACGTTCCTTCTGGAATGTTGCTGCTTACCCACCACATCTGTGACATAAGCATAAGCATTTCATCTGCATCGTTTTCATTCATTTAATGAAGGCTCCTCAATAAGCATTATCCACGAAGACAAGGGTCTAAGCGCTTCAGCGTAATCTGCTGCTGCATCGAACCCATTAAACGGGCCAATCGCTTTGTACCCGTCATCCATATTCCCTTGCAAAATAATACAAGGATCTGTTATTTCAGGATGCTCGTCCCATCTATCAAGATGCGAAAGGCTTCCAATTCCCTTTGCCACGCTTTTTCCTTTCATCACGAAGAGAAATTATGCGAGCGCCTACACGCCCATAACGTCCTTCATCTTCATCTTTTAATCGACGCAAAGCTACCTCGAAAGCAGACTCAGTAAACGCCCAAGTAATATCCAAGGCTTTATAACATTCATTTAAAGTCCAACCGCTTTTAACCGCTCGATCGACTACCCATTTAATTTTCTTGGGCTCTGTCATAGGTTTTCTTGTTTGTTCACTCCACCACAAGTTAAGCATAGACCTTGTGTCTTGAAACTTTTCTGGTTGAGTGCTTTCAAACGGAACCAGATTCCCCATTACCAATCCTTTCTTTAATTAATTGAGCAAAGCTATGCATCTCCATAACTACATACGCTCCACCTGTTCCAAAGTTGCGACGTTTAACTAAAGCAGCCCCAAACTTTGCATCAGCATTAATGCGTTCTTGCTCAGTTTCTTTCATTATTTGAGACAAAGAAGATAAAGCATCCTTCCTGTTTTTACATTCAAAAACAAATTCAGGAAGGTCTAAACAACGAATATCTCCTACGTCTTTAGTCCCTACCAAAGGCAGTCTCATAAACTCTGACTTTGTGTAGCTTTCTAAATACCTGACACACTCAGTTTCCCAAGCGGTCCCTTTTTGTTTTGCTTTACTCATGTAGGAGGATTGTCCTCTTGTATTCTGTCTTGCACATAAAAAAACTCAGTTAAAATGTTTTGAAGAACAAACGATACACACTGTTCCATAATATTTGCAGGTTCAATAAGACCACTAAATGTTGGATGATGTTCTATTTGCTGCATAACTTCCAACGCTTCTAATTCAAGACGATGTTTCAATTTTTTGTCAACCAAACTAGAAAGCAAAACAAAATCGTCGTTAAGCATTGGAATTTTTATTTGAAATATTGCGTCATCTTCTTCAAACATTAAAAAGGTTCCTGATCTGTTTCGAACCCCCTTTGGACTGTTTGCACTGCTGTATCTTCAGTTACATTACTACGTGCAGCGCCACGTTCTTCCCAACGATACGAAGGGCCGCCTTCATCAGCATACAAGCAAAGCTTGCTACGTTTTTCACCGTCTTTGGTTTCCCAATTATCTTCTTTCATGCGCCCTTTAACGATAACCCGAGTGCCTTTAGACAGTTCTGACATGCGCTCTGCGAGCGTGTCCCAGCATTTAACTTCGAACCAATGCGTTTGCTTAGTGTCATCTCTGCCTGTTGTCACAGCAACGGACAATCGGACATTAGCTTTTCCTGATTGGGCATAACGAAGCTCAGGTTCTTGACCTAAGTTTCCTGCAATAGTGATTTCACTCATTACTTTCTTCCTCTCTTTTTTCGAGAATGTCTGCGAGAACGTAGTTCCCGTCATGTTTATGCCAAAGGTGCAGGCCAAGGCCTAACCTCATTGCACATCTTTTAATGCCGTCAGACGCACAAGCTTTTAAACGTGCTCCGTCTGTTTTCCAGTTGTTCGGATTTTCGCACTCACCAACCTCTTGTATCGAGGTAGTTCGTCCATCAATGTCAACAGTAAGAGTACAGAGGCAACCAGTAAGAGTACCGTCAGCATCCCGAACAAGAGTATCAATAGCAAAATCATGTGGACCTACTATTCCTAGTAAAAACTGCGACACAATGCCGTGTGGCACATATGAAGCAGCAAATTTTCCGGGTTTTGTTTCAATGAATTTGTCTGGAAATGGGCTAGCTAGTTTAGCTAATTGGCTCATTATTCTCCTTAGTAGTTAAATGAATAACATCTTCTATGTTTATATCTCCGTATTGTTCACAGATGTCGTAATGAGAACAGTAATTACATTCCCACGGCACTTCATCTGCCCAATAAGTCTTTAAACCTTCAGGTAATAACCCTGTAGTTAAAAAGTTTCTAGCAACACGAGCATGTTCTTCTAAAAAATAAGTAGTAGCTCCTGCGATAGACGTTTCGCTTTCATCAAACGATTCGTGTATGTCATACAACCACTCGATCATGTCACCAGCACGAGCACTGTCTTTCCAACGCCCCGGCGTTGCATCAGTACAAACATAGACAAGATGAATTTTGTTGAGCCCTAGCCCTAACGCATATGCACATGCTTGAAATAGGTGCTCTTCTTTTGGTCCTTCTTGTCTTGCTTTGCGAAACCCATAGTTACGCATCGTTTTGATTTCTAAAACTGTGTAATCGTAGACCCCATCAGCATGACCAGAAGTCATAACTTCAGGCATACTTACAGACACTTCGCACTCAAAGTTAGGAACCTTGTTGCTAAATGCTTGCTGTATGTGATCGTGCATAGTGTTGCCAACTTCTCTAGCAACAAACCCATTGACAGCATTTTCGCCAGCTTCAATACGTGGTATACCCATGCCATCAAACATTTGTTTTCTATCGCATGTAGTTATACTCGACAGCCTTAAAAACGAACCATCTGCTGTTGGTTTGTTATCAGGATGACGTATATGTGCGCGAAGAGCTAGCTCCGCTGGGCCTTCTATGTACTGCATCAATTCCCCTCTCTAAAACCCATTATATCAGGCTTCTACGAGAATCTTTGCTGCTTTTTCAGTCATTGGCAACTTACCAAAAATTACATTTGCTTGATGCCTACGTGTACGATCACGAACACTTTGTATACCTTTTAACGGCTTATCTTTTTGTTCCCACGCTTGAACAGCCATAAGTGCACCCCACTTAGTGTTACGCACACCAGCTATATCTTCGTCAGCATAAAAACGATTATTTAACTTGGATTTTGTATTGCTCCAACGAGTTAATGAATTCCAATAACCTTGGGCAGTTGCTGACTTATCGTGTCTCGGCGTATCGCCAATCAAGTCTTTAACTAATGAATTCCATTGATGATCTACAAACTCTTGGTTAGCCATCCGCTCAATCTGTTGAGCGTACTGTGTATGACGTTCGTATCCTTTGCACAACTCTTCAACAGCTTCCTGCATCATGCCCTGTGGATTACCCATCTTTTTGAATCTAAAGAGAGCTTCTTTATCTAAGATGTTCCACTTAAATGTGTTCGCACACACAACAGCAGTTGCAGATTGAGTAGCAATCAAAGGAACTTTGCGATCATGTCCATTACCAATATTGAATATTGATTCGACTTCTGACCACCCCGGGATATTGATTTTATCTTTGAATTTTAACGACACGTAACCAACAGCACCGTTGTCGTACGTTCCAACTGATTCAATAGTTTCTACTAAACCAGTATCAATTAACAGCCCAGTCAAATCGTCAATCATAAAACGATGCTGAACAATTTGATATTTAGAACTTACTTCTGCATGCGCATATGGGTAATTGACCATCTTCAAAACATCTCTGCCGTCAAGCTGAAATGTATTCCAAGAATGTCTATTGCCATCAAGTTCTGAACGATCACCTATGTGATGAATTAAAATCGGTGTCCGTTCAACTTCGCACCAATCAAAAGCATCACGAGCAGTTTCCCAATTAATACTGCCAATGTTTCCTAACTGATGCCAAGGAGTTTCCCGATACAAAGCATGTTTTGCATCAAGCGTTGTCATTTGATGTGACACTGTGTTTCTCGCTTTCTTTATTAATAGCTTTTAATAGCTCCAACATTGTTTCTTCAGTGATGCCTTCAAGAGACAAACCACCAATAGATATATGCCACGATCCAGTGGTAAAACGAGTGGCCCATACATAACTTTTGCCTTCGCCATAACGCACAGTGGCTAACAATGTGTCTTTATCTTTGAATACAAGTTCACGTTCTTCTTTACACGCTTCGTTGTAAACATCTGTCTTAACACGCAAATACTTCACGTATTCTCCTTTTCTTAAAGACTTTTATGGTTGTATATAACTAATATAAATTTTGGTACTTCCGTCTTCTTCTGTTCTGGTAGTTGTTTTAATACTTCTTGCTTGTTCTTCAGTAACAACTAACGGTTGAAGCTTCATAAGTTGATGGCGTCGTTGTTTCGGACTGTTATAAATACCGGGCATAGAATCTTCTTTCTGGTTCACAACATCTAATACAGCCCATTGATTTGGGGACGCAAGTATGTGTGGAATTAATCCAAGAATTTTGTCCATTCCTTTCACCATTCCATGCGCTGAAATTCCATTAAAACCACGCTTTAACGTTGGCGGAGCTTCCCAAATTACTTCTGATTCATTAACAAGTTTCATTTTGAAACCCTTTCTTGTTTATCTCTGACCAGTGATTTACTGGCAGACTTTCAGGAGAGAGGATGCGTTAAAGGCCAACACTAAACACACCTTGCTCTGGTTACCCGTACGAGCACATCCCCTCTCCCTTTCTTGCAACCTTTCAGGCAATATTATACCAACAATAAATCCAAGGGAAAACCTCCTTCGAGGCTGGATTTATGCAGGATTAAGCATCCGAAAGGTCACGTTCTCTTCACAACAATAATCGTCACACCAATGCTTTTCTAAGATTTTGCTGCGGCTATCCATCAAGCAATCCCAACACATTGGGTGGATGTCATTGTCGTCATCGAATTCATAGTAATAAGTATCTTCAAGCAAAATGTAACCATCACAGTAATGACATGCGTGCCATCCTTTGTCCATTACATCCCCCTCGCACGCATAATTTGTTCACGAGTAAACGCATCATGCTCAACAAAACCAATATCTCTTTTTACACCTTTTCGTTTAGACTCAGAGTCCTGACGAGCAGCTAACCGTCTATCCTTAGCTGCTTTTCTAGAATACTCACGATGAGCACGGGTACAATCTTCGCACCTGCAACCACGCTGGTAACTAGCTTCATTAGCAGTACAATTTAAAACGGCCAATTCCCCTCTTCTTTCATTTCGTCGATGCGTCGATCAACATCGTAACCTTCGTCATACTCGACATCATCATCTGGCAACAACTCGCCAAATGGATCAAAAGCATCCCAATCAATAGCCATATTTCTCCCCATTCATAGTCATAACTACAGCTTCTCGTTCCTCGTGAGCAGCAAAACTATAATGATCTTCAAGCTCACTTAAACGATCACTTTCTATAGCCCGCATCATCTCATCAACAGCTTCTTCTGGATCTTCAATATCGGATTCATAATTAACAATCCAATACAAAGTTTGCTTAAGTTCAACTTCAAACTCATGCATGTGTTTTCTCCCATTCTTTTTCAGTGGTTTGCCAAACATACTGAGGACCAGCATGTCGTTCTTTACGCTTAGACAACCGAGTTTCTTGACGCTTACACGCATAACAAACAACAGGCTCAATAATCCCTGCTCTTTGCGCTTTCTTCATTAACGGCCCTAAAAGCCTAGAATTATCCAACTCAATATCCATACGCTTTAACGCTGCATGAACCTCATCAGTAGTCCAAGCAATACCCGGCCTATGATTCATAGCAACCGCATAAATAGCATGCTTAGCTGCACGTTTTTGAATGTCTTTAGAATAAGTCTCAACTACACCCATACCATAATTGCGTAGCTGCTTACCCTCTTCCACACTCATTAGAAGCTACCGCCAGCAATAACATCACCTAAACGATCAGTATTACCATAAGCATCTTCAAGAGCTATCTCTATCTGACGAGCACGCTCCTGAGATTCCTTATACATATCTTCCATCATCTCATCAAGGTCATAATCAATCTTATGAATAATGACTTCAAGAACTTCAATAGTTCTCTTATCACTGCTTTCAGCTAACTGCTGCTGAGTCTCAATAAGA